TCATTGATGGAGAAAGGATATACAACTCCAGTAGTTAAAGAAGTCAGTCCTGATAATAAACAGTTATGGTTTGTAAATGATGGAATTGATTATGTAGCTAATTTAAATGGTAGTGGTGTAACCCATGTTCAGAAAGCTAAATTTGTTGATCAATCTCCACCACCTAAAATTAGTTATAGTCCATCACAAGTGGGCAATACTAGAGACGAGGATGAAGATGCCGATAACTAAAAAGTCCGATGGATGGTATTGGGGTGGGCAAGGCCCATTTGATTCCCGTTCTAAAGCAGAGGAAGTTGCTCAAGCAGCCCATGCTTCAGAATATAATAAAGTAGATAAAGCCTATGGTGAACCTTATAAGACCGAAAAATTCGATCAGAAACAAAATAAACGAACTATGCAAGCAATGGAGAAAGAAGGCTTTGGCGGTACTGTAGCTACTACAGGTATGACAGGAGATGCGGGAACGGGTAATAGTATTTTTACAGAAACTTATGGTGGTGGTGGTAAACGACGAAAGAAGAAAAATAATAATTCTAAGGATTTACAAGCTTTATTAAACTTTATTAAAGAAGATTTAGATGGAGATGATCTAACTACTTTTACAACGGCTTATGCAGACGATGGATATCCTGAAGAAACTGAAAACAAAAAGAAGACTAAGAAACGTAGTGGTATTGAACGGGCGGGTACATTTTTAGATGACTTCTCCCCGAAAATGGAAAAAGATGAAAATGCGACAAAACGATATAAAAAGAATCGTAGACGACATACACAGGAATTAATGGGGACAGCTTCTCCAACACCTAATACCGATACTATCCCAACTCATTCCCATAAAACTACTTTTTTCCATAAAGATAGTTTAGTACTTGACTTAATCAATTACGCTCGTGTAGAATTACAGAAGGGAAAAAATACTTATAAAGCCCCTACTGCAACGGGAGCGGGGAAAGAACCTAGATTAATGGTTAATGACCCAAAGCCTCCATTTATTAGTGAGGTGGATAATGGTCGTAAAGGCATTAGAGAAGGTATAACCCCTAGTAAACATACCCCCGCTGCTCAAGGAGTCGATGAAAATAATGTAGTAAATATGGGACATTCAGGTAATTTAGAAGAGGGGAAGAATATTAACGATGTACAAAATGATTTCTATTCTACAGGACGAGTATCAAAACCACCTAAGAAAAAGAAGAATGCCTCCAATGGTGTGTTTATAGCAGCTCAAAATAACCCGACACAAATTGAAGCTATGCAAAAAAATGGTACGGGAGATTTTCGTACTACACCAGCTACTCGTCAAGAAGGGGAGAATGGTACAATAGAACATCCTCAACGAAGTTTTATTGAATACGATAAGGATGACGATACAATCGCAACTGGTCAACAGGGAGATATATTGGAAAGGGTTAAAAGACATAAGAAAGCTCATGAAGAACAAAGCGATGATTCTACATTTGGAGGTTTTGTTAATGCAATGGAAAAAGGAGGTGCGTATGGTATGGGGTCTTGGGACGGACAAAATGATTCTCTAAAAAGAGGGGGTGATTTAGATACTATAGATGATGAACAAGAACTACATAAAAGAAAATTAGCACGGATTAAAGATTGGAGTAATACATAATGGGAGTTTTTATTTTCAAAGCCTGTCCAAAGTGTGATGGGCCAATGAGATTTAATATAGATAGAGATTTAGATTGTTTTAGATGTGGAAAAGTAGTCTATTTAGTAGGAGGATTTAATGATTCCAGAACAGGCGAGAGAAGACATAATGAGGCGGAGACGGCTGGGGCAGAGTTGGACGAGTCTAACCAAATTGCTAGAGGAAGAATATGGAGTGATAGTACACCGAACAACAGTTCAACGATGGCACGACAGGGAGGCTTATTCCGACTTAGGTGATACCCTATTGTCGGGTGATGACCGAATTAAATTAGATAAAAAAGTTGCTACCTTTAAAGCTGAATCAACTTATTGGAAGAAGCTTTATGAACAAGCGATAAAACAAACGGCTAAACAAGAGTTATTGGAGGAGACAATAGCTGATTTAGCACCTGTTTTTAAGACAGTTAAGATACCTCAACCTACAAAAGAAATTAAGAAAGAGAAAGCACAAGTTGCTATAGCCCCATTATCGGACACACACATTGGTGATCGAGTTGAGGGAGATCAAATGATAGGATTAAATTCCTATAACGTAGATATTTTTAATCGTCGGCTATATGGGTGGGCAAATCAAATAGTACAATTAGTAGAATTAAGACGGAACTATGCGCCTATAAACGAACTAGTCATTCCTATGTTAGGAGATATGATTAGTGGGGATATTCACGATGAATTAGCTCGTACTAATATTGATAACTGTATGGGACAAATGATTAGAGGAGCTAATTTAATAGGGCAAGCTTTGATGTTTCTCGCATCTCACTTTAGTGAAATACGAGTTCCATGTGTTGTGGGTAATCATGGTCGTATGACTAGAAAACCTCCAATGAAAGACAAGTATATGGATTGGGATTACATGTTATATCAATGGGTTGCGGCATTTTGCCGTGATCAGAAGAACATAAAGTTTGATATTCCACGTAGTTTTATAACATCTTTCGATGTTCATAATAGAACTATTGTAATTTTACATGGTGATATGGTATCAGGATCAGGGTCGGGGGCAGCAATTATGAACTCGATTATAAAGATGCGGTCAGTTTTTGAATATGGACGGACTGCGGGTGAAAAAAATACAAGTATACCAAAACATATTGATTCTGTTATGATGGGACATTTCCACCGTATTGATGAGTATGATATTGGTACGGGAGAAATACATATAGCAGGAACTATGAAAGGTGGGGATGAATTTGCACTACAAAGATTGCAAGTATTTACTCCACCTAAACATATTCTAACGTATTGGCATCCACAATATGGGTGCATTGGTAAAGAAACTATATATTTAAATAAGTATGATAGGAGTAAGACTGTATTTAATGACACATTATCGGATGTTTGGATAGATGCTTGATGAAATTATAGCTAAAATAAAAGAAGAAATTGTAAGCAATTTGCAATATGGGTTACCTGTACCTAGTACAACTACATGGAAAGATGGTAACACGTTAATTGCAGATGTAGATTCAATTACGGATTTTAAATTTCGGGTAGGGGGAGAAGAGCCGCCAGTACATACAGTTGAGCAAGGTTTACCTCCATCACCAATACAAACAAAACCCCGAAAGAATGTACGAGGTTATACTAGACGAACTAAGAAAGGGTTGCAACGGGTTAGTGGATATAAAACACAACCTAAAAAACCTGATCGTAAAAAAGCCTTAGAGGAATCTGTCGTATGGGAAGCTGAATTAACCATGCGAGAGGCAACTGATCAGCAAACTGAGGCGGCTATAGAACAAGGTATAGATAACGCACTAGATTCTTTTGGTAGATAGAAAAGGAGGGAACCAGATGACAGACAATATACAAGTATCTCCCGAACAGGAGTATATTATTTCGCAACATTCACGTATGGTAGGTAAAGTTCTTGATTTAGTTGAGGCTTCTTTACCCGAAGGCAACCAATGTGAGAAGCTTAAAAAGCTTATACAAGTGCCTCTATATGATTTTAGACATGACATGCTACGTTTTTATACGGAATCTATAGAGAAACCATAGTATTTGTAGGTTTTTTAGATATACGTAGTATAATAAATCAACGTGTAATATCACGTTTTTATATGAAATTGATAGAGGTCGGAGGTGGCTTAGACCAACCACTATCTTATAACATACACAGGAGGGAATGGTATGGACAACGATGTTTTGACCCGATTGGAAAAACAGATAGAGGGTAATGGTCTAGCACTCGCCGCTGTAGCTGAAGTTCTTCAAAAGATGGACTCCCGATTATCTAAAGCGGAAGATGAAGACGAAGAAGAAAAGGACAAGATTGAGGAAGCAGCAGCACTTGAAGCAGCTTCTATGGAAAAGAGTATGCTCGTCAGAGCCATTGCTAAAGAGGTAATGGGTCTTGTTAAGAATGATATGGGAGAATCCCCATATGGTATGGAGACGGACGGGGAAAACGTTCGCAGCGGTGATTCCACCACCAGTACAGAAGGCGATTCTAATGAAGATGATTCTTCTGAGACAACTGACGTAGACACCGATACTGATTCAGTACAAGGTATTATCGAAGCTATGCAGAAGCAACTAAGTACTCTTTCTAAAGAATACGAAGAAGATGCTGCAATTTCGGATATTGTTGACGACGAAGAAGAAGACGATGATGAGGAAGAGGCAGGTAGTGACATGCAATATATGAAGAAGAATATGGAGAAAATGATTAAAGCCGAGACGGAGAAACGACTCCAGAAGATGGGCTTTAAAGAGGAAAACAATTTGATGTCTCCTCAAGTACGATCCCTAGGCTTTGATGGAACTACCCCACTTTCTAAATCTACAGCTGCTGAAGGAGATACTGTAGATCAACTCGCAAGTCTTTCGTATAAACAGTTGAGAGACATGCAATTCAAGGCAATGAAGGGTGACACCGACGGATTGCCTAGAGAAATAATCGGAAGATAATAATAGATAATAGGAGGAAATGATAATGGCTAATCCAAGTTTGAATGAGTTTATAGCTCAGTCACAAAGAGGCTTGTATCAATCCGTTTTTGGCGATCAGATAAATAAGGGTGCTGCTTATACAGGTACGAATTTTACTACTGGCACTGTTGGCGATACTACAACTGTAGCAAGCATATTTACTGAAACTTATGGACGGAAAGTTTGGCAAGCTCTAAATAACCAAACAAGATTTTTTAACGCAATACCCAGAGTTGTCTGGGGAAACACAGCTGGTTGGAGGATCAGGACGGATCGAGGGAATGAACGCTCTCGACCGATAACTGAGTCGTCAGCTGGTTCGGCTAATCTGCTTCCAACTGTCGATGTCTCCAATATCGAGGTCGTGTCGAGTTTACCACGGATAGTTGGTACAACCTTCGGGGCTTCGGTACTGTCAGTCTTTAACGCTCAGTTAGAGGGTGGCGTAGGGGACGTGCTGGCAATGGAAAATGAACATGCCCAGCTTGACCACATGAAGGAGATTAATACTGAACTACTAGCTTCTTCAATTATTCATACAAGCGGTGCTGGAAATGCACAAAACAACTTCGTAATTTCTAATAGGGCTTCCTTGAATGTGGGAGATGCAATTTCTACCAAAGATGGAACCGCTGCAGTTAATGCTGCAATGGGCGTTGTACAGTCTATAGCAACAGACGGTAGAGTAACTACTTCTGCTAATAATGGTGTAGGTAACCTAGGTGCTTATGCGGTAGTTTTCCCTACTAAAAGGGGTGGACTAACTTCAATCGAAGATATCGTAGCTCATGATAGTATGACCGTTGACGGTGATACTTGGGCTAGCGCAAGTGGCCCTAAAGCTTACGGCACTCATGCACGAGCTGCAGAGAGCTGGGCTGCTGCTGCAGTTGTTAAGACTAACAATGGTGTAGGACGAGACGTTTCTCTAAACTTGATAGATGACTGTATACAATCTATACGATCAAATGGTGGTGAGCCTAAAGTAATTATAATGGGTCACGATCAGTACTTCAAGCTAGAGCGACTATTGAATTCCCAGCAACGATATATGGGACAGGAAGAGTTCCAAGTTGGCGTAGGTTCAGAAAGAACCTTCCCCGGTACTCAGACTGGACTAGTTCTTGCTACTTATATGGGAATCCCAATTCTACCTGATGCTGACGTTGCTAAGTCAACGATAGCTACTTCAGGTGCTGAGGGTGGGTCTAACATTCTAGTGTTAGATACAGATTATATTGAAATGGCGGTCGCACAGCCTACTCAATACATCGAGAACCGTGACTACTTTGCGGTTGATCAGTTGACCATACGTGGTTTGCTGTATACGATGGGTGAGCTACGTTGCCGTAACTTCATTACTCAAGCCAAAATAATGGACTTGAACAATTAATTAACTTTTCGGGGGTAGGGTTCTCACGTCCTGCCCCCATTCACTTGTAAGGAGGAATTAATATGGGACTTACATTTAATACCGCTGCTAATCGTTCTGTTAATACTGGTACTGATTTTCGTACTGGAGTTCAGGGTAACATGTGGTATAAAGAATTTGAATTTAACACAGTAGCAGATACTGACCCCGCCTATGCAGACGGCGGCATTTCGCTAGCACATGCTAGTGTAGCTAACTCTAAGTTTGGAATGGCTAGAGTAGATCATTGCGATATAGAAGCTAAAGGTGGTTTCGTCTTTAACT